CCCTTAGTGACTTGTGCCTCTACATGTCCAAGATCTTGTGTCTTAGAAGGGTTCTTATAACTATGTTTCTTACTCATGAATCATAAACATCATAAGGACCATTGAGTCTTTTCCTATGTTCTCTTTCATCAAGGACTTCATTGATGATGTCCTTTAACTCTTGCCTTTCTTTCTCTTCAAAGATAGGCCATACTTTAAAGTTTGCAGGAGGATAGATTGGATTACCATCAGCATCATGAGGATATACATTATCTGTACATCCTTTTACTGCCTCACCACTCATCCCTTGGGTATCAATTTTCGAGTTGTCTGCCATGTTGATCTAGCAATTTGACTTGACTTAGATTAGACTTTTGACTTCTTTTTATTTTCTTATATTCTTTGATGAGTTTTTCAACTTCATTCTTAGATATATTAACCTTGAGTTTTTCATCACCATGTTTGGTAATACCAAAACCTTCAGCAGCAGACTTATCTGTATCGTCTATGTACTCATTAATTCCTTCTTGAATTTCGTCACGAATAAGTGCATCAATTTGTGCTCGTAACATCTCATCATCATCTTTATTCTTACTCATTAGGTTCCTCCTTTCTTTTTCTTTTTTTCCTCTTCTTAGGAGGAACTGCTGCAACATTCCAACGGTTAGGTGCAACCATTCCATTGGATTGTTTCATACCTATAAAATTCTTCTGATAATTATCATAGTAATAGTCAAACAATTCAGAAGATTTATCTGCCATAGCAATATCATATTGGATATTGTCATCAACTTTATACCAAGTTAGGTATGCAGTGTAAGGTAATTTAGTATTGTTATCTTCATCAGGTTTACAGTTCTGATGAATGATTGATATACTAGGAGTGTAATTGGTATTCAATTTACAACTCCAACCTCATACTTAGTACCACCTCTACCACCCCATTGAATATCCTGATAGGCTTCAGCAATAAGTTCTTGTGATAGTGTAGGATACTTTGCCACAAGTCTTTGATCTTTTACAAGACAAAGTATAGCTGCTTCATCTGGCAAAAGAGTCTCAAGTATTTGTATAAAGATTGACTCTCTACGGGTCTTGGACAGTTGATCATTACCTCCTTGTATAAAGTTAAAGAAATGACGTTGCTCCTGCCTCAGAGACGTATGCTCAGTACCTGCAGGGGCATCATTCTCTTTATAAGGAACCTCTCCTTTAGGAAGAGCAGACTGAACTGTATCATCAAAGTTCCAAATCATAAGAGATACCAAAGCATCATTACGATACTCTTGGAGAAGATCAATCTTCTTCTGCCTCCCTCTTGTCCTATTAACCAAGTCAAGAATTTCAGATTGGAAAGGATTGGGTGGGAGTTTTACCGTAGGAAGAGGTTTCTTAGCTTTGGTTGTCCTCTTCTTCCTCTTCGATCCACTCGCTAGAGTAACCTTCTCCGAATTCTCCCCTTGTCCAAGGGCTGCTGATGTTGTCGCCATGTTCAAATCGTAGGGCTAAAATTTCGTCGGGAATCACATTCCCATGTTGATCATACATCTCAGGATGTAGATTGTCACGGTGGTAAGGATTGGACTTAATAGCATGTGATTGTGCTAACCATCCGATTCCAAATCCAACTAATAAAGAAAGTATACTACTTATAGTAGCAAAAGTCAAGGTGACTATAAGAGTCTCGTTCATCATCCTCCTCCGAGTTATGGTGGTTTCCTTTTAATGTCTAAGGAAAGTTCAATGTAGATGTGAATTTCTCTCTTGAAGAAAGAAACCATCTGTCCAAAAATAAATTGAAATGATTTTGGTTCCCTCCTTTTTTTAGGTTTTCTGTTGCGGAGCATCAACTCCACGCCTTTATTTATTTCAAACTCAGGCTTTTTTTCTGCCTGGTTTCCTGTCGTGTTCATAACGAATTGCGTCCTCCATCATACCATAAAGATACTTTCTGATTTTACGTGCCTTTGGTTTAGGTATGAACCCATATGCCTCACGTAATTGTTGGTGTTCACTGTCACGTCCTCCTTTAATGTACTCATCTAATTGATAGATAGCATCACTGAGTTCTTTAGCGACACTGCTGTGAATAAATTCAGTCATATCTTGACGCTTCATTTTTAAACCCTTAGCAAACTGATAAAGATTTAAAACATAACGATCATTATTGAAGACTTCATCTATTGCTTTATCTACTGCTATGTAAATGTCCATTAAACTTCTAAATGTTTTTGCTCACGTAAGAATTTAATTGTTTCAGAACACCCACCAACAGGTTTTTCATTGTACGTGACCTGAGGAAACGTAGCACCATTTCCATACTCCTTATAGAAGGCTTCCTTTGTGAAGTTCTCTCCTAACTTATACACCACGTGTTTTAATTCAGCGAACTGTAGTAACTGTACCACCTTATCACAATAAGGGCAACCGTCTTTAGAATAGACTACAAATTCTTGGGTCATTTGCGTAAAGTTTGTAAATGTTTAAGTACAGATTCACGAACTGCCATCAGTTCATGGTAACACTTTTGGTTGTGAGCACAAGCTCTTAAGTTATGGTCAGGTTTAATAACTGACTCAACAAAAATATCTAATCCCCGATTGTATTTCTCCAATGGAGTTTCACTATCAGTGATTGTGTTCTGATCTTTCATAGAATAATGATGTTACAAATGATATGTATAATTAATGAGGATTATAGAGTCCCAAGTAATAGACAAACAAACATATGGTTGCAACCATAGCCAGTCCAACAAAGTAAACCATGATCATTTTTAAACTTCTCTCAAAGTATAACACTACCAATCGGGATATGTCCACTCCTTTGGTTCTAATTTCTTTTTAGTTGAAACAATTCTTCTTATTGTACAAACCTTACACTCATATGAATAAGAGGAAGGAAGAGTACCTCTGTCCTTTCTGGTGCGATAGAAACCATCAATAAGATTCTTTACCTCACCACACTTCCTACACTTCCTATCCTGTAGTAAGAGGTGTCCTAATGTTACCTGATCGTCTAAGTCCATCATCCACTCTGTCCTTAATTAATTCACCGTACTTTTCATGCAATTCACATCCTATATAATCTCTATTTAATATCTTGGCCACCATAGCAGTTGTTCCACTTCCCATGAATGGATCCAATATAATGTCACCTTCCTCACTACCTGCTTTAATACATGGTTCGATTAAGTCAGGTGGAAACACTGCAAAGTGAGCACCTTTGTATGGTTTCTTAGTCACATTCCACACACTTCTCTTTCTTCTAGTTGGTTCCTTAATAGCATCCACATCAAAATAATAGTTTTGATTCTTACTCAATAAAAAAATATATTCATGTGACTTAGTACACCTATCTCTTACACTCTCTGGCATTGGGTTTGGTTTATGCCATATAATATCTTGCCTCAAGTACCATCCATCTGCTCTTAATGCAAACGCAAGCATCCACGGTATGCCTATGAGATCTTTTTCTTTCAATCCCTCTAATTTATTACCTCGTCTTGCACATTTGTCAGGTAGATCTTGTTTACTCTTTGATACGGATTGTTTAACTAACCCTTGTCCTTTGCCAGGTCTATAGTTATAATAACTATCACCCATGTTTAACCATAATGTTCCATCTTCTGTTAAATTATTACGCACCTCTCGGAATACTTCTACTAATCTTTGAATATACTCTTCTGGAGATTCTTCTTGTCCTATCTGACAATCCTCCCCTCCATAATCTCTTAGGCCATAATATGGAGGAGATGTAACACACATCCTTGCCTTCTCATCAAACTCTTTAAGAGTCTCTTTACAATCACCATATAAAATTTTATCTCGCATAAAAAAAGAGGGTCGTGAGACCCTCTTATTATAACAGATTGTTCTGTAAAGATCAACCTATGCTAGGAGCAACGAGTGCAACCTCTGTCTCACCAGCAGATGCTAGGTCAAGAGGGAAGTTGTGTGCATTTCTTTCGTGCATAACTTCCATACCAAGGTTTGCTCTGTTAAGAACGTCACCCCAAGTAGGAACAACCTTACCTGATGCATCAACAACCGACTGGTTGAAGTTGAATCCATTGAGGTTGAATGCCATTGTGCAGATACCCATAGAGGTTAAGTATCCATGTGCTGCAACAATGTTGTATGTTTCTTCTTCTTGTCCGAATTTGTATCCATAGTTCTGTGAATCTAGTCCTGTAGTCTCTCTGATTAGAGAAGATGTAACAAGTGAACCGTGCATAGCACTGAACAATGCTCCACCAAACATACCTGCAACACCTGCCATATGGAATGGGTGCATTAGGATGTTATGTTCTGCTTGGAATACGAACATGAAGTTGAACGTACCAGAGATACCTAAAGGCATTCCGTCTGAGAATGAACCCTGACCGAATGGATACACAAGGAATACTGCGAAAGCAGCAGATACAGGTGC